ACTAATAAGATGGCGGGCCTAGTGTCCGCCAGCTTTAAACAGGGAAAAAATATGAAAGTTTTAATTTTGGCGGACACAGTTGCTAATAGTAAAAAAGTTCACGCTGGCGATGTGATTGAGGTTACTCAATCTGAGGCCCACATTTTAATTGGTTGTAATAAAGCAAGCGTTCATGTTGCTAAAGAGAAAAAAGAAAGCAATAGAAGCGTAGGCTTAGAAGTTTCTGAAACTCCAAAACCAAAGAAAAGATCTAAGGCCAAATAATGGCCCTAGAAAGTGCTGCTGATTTCAGTTCCTATGTAGATTCAAGCGTAGGTTTTGGAATCACTGGTACTTTTTTTGAGGTGCAAGACACTTTTTGGGATACCAGGCCAGGTTTAATTGATACCTGGTATGACATAGATTCTGGAGCATCACAAAACATAAGTCTTATTATGGATGAGGATTATTTTGCCATTGAAGGCAACAGCATTGCAGCTGAAGGTTATCAGCCCAGGGCCACACTAAAGGCCAGCGATGCTCCTTTTATATCTCATCAAGATAAATTAATTGTTGATGCTGTTACGACAGATCAAGGCAATGTTATTAAGCCAGCAACCACATATTTAGTGGTTGAAGTGCAACCAGATAATGTTGGAATGTTAACGCTGGTTTTAGAGGAAGCAGCATGAGTCAAATTAAATATGAAACAGAGTCTGACATGGCCGCATATTTAGATTCTACTTATGGCCATGGTTTAGCAGCAACTTACACCAGGAATGGTGTTAACACTTCACTCAATCTTATTTTGAATGAAGAATATGTGGAATTAGACGAAGGATCTGGGGTTGAAGCATCGCAGCCGATTGCTTATTGCAGATCTATAGATATTCCCAATGTTGGACATAACGACACTTTAGCAGTTAGTGCATACAAAGATGTAAACGGCAATATTTTAAAGGCTGCAACTAACTACAAGATAGTTAATGTGCAAAAAGATTTTAAGGGTTTTACGGCCCTAGTTTTAGAGGAACAATAATGGCGGATCATGTAAGACAACAAATCCGCAACCAGGTGGTTACACAATTAACTGGTTTAACAACCACTGGATCCAATGTATTTGATTCCAGGGTTTACCCTTTAGAAGATGGCAACTTGCCAGCGATTTTGGTTTATACAAAATCCGAAGATAGCGAGCCAATAGAGATTGGCCCAAACAGAACAAGTGAAAGAATGTTAAGCCTGGTTGTCGAGGCCTATGTTAAGAGTACAACTAATTTTGAAGATACTCTGGACACTGTTTGCAAAGAAGTAGAGCAAGCAATTGCAGCTGATCCCACATTATCTGGGAAGGCCAAAGATTGCTACATAGAATCTACTGAAATTGAATTTAATGCGGAAGGAGAAAAACCATTGGCGTTTTGTACCCTTACTTTTTTAACTAGCTACTATGTCCAGGAGCAAAATCCAGATGTGGCGGTTTAACCAGGAGTAAATTATGAAAATGATTTCACCAGATGGATCAAGTTTTATAGATGCACATCCTACAAGGGTTGAGTATCTTAAAAAAAAGGGTTGGAAGGAAGAAGCAGCCCAGGAAATTAAATCTTCTTCTAAAAAACAGGCGAAAGCCGAGGTAAACGAAAATGGCGATACATAAAGGCTCGGAAGGGCTTGTTAAGGTTGGTGCTAATACTGTTGCTGAAGTTAGATCTTATTCAATTGATGAGACTGCGGACACAGTAGAATCCACATCAATGGGCGATAGTGCTAAAACATTTGAATCTTCACTTACATCCTTTTCTGGATCTGTTGAGTGTTTTTGGGATGAAACAGATACAACTGGCCAGGTGGCCATGAGTATTGGTTCAACTATAACTCTTAACCTATACCCAGAAGGTGCTGATAGTGGTGATACATACTACAGCGGATCTGCAATCATTACTGGTAAAACAGTATCTGGTTCACATGATGGACTCGTTGAGGCAAGCATTAGCTTCCAGGGTAGTGGTGCATTAACTATTACAACAGTATAAAAAATGTCAGTAATAGATAACGCAGTTAAACATTTTGAAAATCAAGATGTGAGAGTAACGCTGGTTCCAGAATGGGGCCAAGACGATGAACCTTTAAAAATATACAGCAAGCCATTAACGCTTAGTGAAACTTCTAAACTCTACAAAATGAGCCAGGAAGATGATCTAACGATGATGGCTTATGTATTAATTTATAAGGCATTGGATAGCGAAGGGGAAAAGTTATTTGATATTGGCGATAAAAATAAACTTCTAAACAAAGTTGATCGTGAGGTGTTAGTTAGAGTGGCCCAGGAGATTATGGGGCAAGAGCCTATTGAGGATATAAAAAAGGACTAACAGAGGATGCTAATTTATTTCTGCAATACAGCCTTGCAGAACGACTAGGTAAAACCCTAGACGAACTACAACAAATTAGTGTCCAGGAATACCAGGGCTGGATTGCTTATTTAGAAATCTTGGAAGATAAACGGAAGCATGGCTAAAAAGAAAGTAAATATAGTTTTAACAGCTGTAAACCATACTAAGGGAGCATTTAATTCTGTTTCGAAAGGTTTAGGATCAATTGGTAGCAAAGCCAAAACAGCTGGAAAGGCAGTTGGTGGCGTTGGCCTAGCGGCTGCTGGGGCCGCAACTGCTATCGCTGCTTTAATTAAGGTCAATGTTGACTTTATGGACAAGCTAGATAAAACATCTTCTAAGTTAGGCATTGAAACAGAATTTTTGCAAAACATGAGATTTGCCGCTGAACAAACAGGGGTAAAAGTTGAAGCTCTTGATATGGGCCTTCAAAGATTTATAAGAAGGGCAGCAGAAGCAGCAAGCGGAACTGGAGAGGCCAAAAGAGCATTTGAACAGCTTGGTATTGAGCTCAAAGATCAAAACGGAAACCTTAGAGGCGTTGAGCTTCTTATGAATGATGTTGCTGATGGCATTATGAATACCGCTGATTCAGCAGAACAAGTTAGATTAGCATTTAAGTTTTTTGATTCAGAGGGTGTTTCACTGGTAAACACTTTAAAAAATGGATCTAAAGGCTTGCAAGAATTTAAAACAGAGGCAGAAAATTTAGGCCTAATAATAAGCAAAGAGAGCATTAAAAAAGCTGCAATGTTTGCAGATTCTTTAAACATACTAAAAAAACAATTTACTGCTATAACAGCAAATCTTACAGCTGCATTTATTCCAATTTTACAAGATGCTTCTACACAGCTTTCAACAATGATGGCTAACTTCAAGGGCAACGATAAAGACTTTGAAAATTTTGGCAAGAATATGGCTATTTATGTTATTGAGGCAACTAAAAATGCAACATTAGCTATTCACAGTTTTTTCTTATCAGTTAGGCTTGAATTTGAACAACTCAAAGCTGTTTTTGGCCAAGGCAACCCAGAATTGGTTGCTATTATTAAAGATATTGAAGATATGGAAGCATCCATAAATCACCTTAATAAAACAGGCCAAGAAAATTCAGTTTTCATGGAAAACTCAAAGAGAAGGATGGCCGAGTTAAGACAGGAGTTTATAAAATTAGCTGGCAAAGACGGATCGCAGGGAATTATAGATGCTTTTGATTTAATGACAAAAAAGGTTCTTGATTTTAATTTTGCTTTAGAAGAATCTAAGAAAAAAGATCCAGTGTCTGCAATGTCGGAAACATTATCTAAATTTCTTGCAACGATGCAAGATGTAAATGCTTCTATAGACAGTGCTGCGATTTCATCAATGAAAAAATTTGAAGATACCATTATGGATGGCCTTAAAAATGGCAAATTTGCTTTTGAAGATTTTGCAAATTTTGTTGTTGAGCAGTTATTAAGAATTGCTTTGCAGCAAATGATTATTGCACCAATGGCTGAATCAATATTTGGAATTATCCCTAAATTTGACGGCGGCGGATATACAGGCATGGGTGCCAGGGCTGGTGGCGTAGATGGTAAAGGTGGTTTCCCAGCAATACTACATCCAAATGAAACAGTCATAGATCATACAAAAGGCCAGGGCATGAGTTCTGGGGCAACAGTTAATTTTAATATTTCTACAGTTGATGCAGCTGGGTTCGATCAACTCCTGGCATCAAGAAAAGGATTAATCACATCAATAATAAATAACGCCATGAACAATCAAGGCAAAATGGGGGTTGTATAAATGTCTGGACAATTTCCAACAAATCCAAATTTTAAAACAATAAATTTTAAAGGTGATACTCCAACGCTGGTAAATCAAACATTGTCTGGCCGCAAACAGGTTAGACAAATTGGAGCACAATATTTTTCATTCACAGTGCAAATGCCGCCTATGCAACAAGAAAAGGCCCAGGAAGTATTTGCATTTTTACAAAAACAAAAAGGCTCATTTGAGGATTTTACAATTGTAGATCCAATAGATAATTTAGGGGCCAGTAAATCTGAAACAGATATTTTGGTTGCTGGTGCACATACAGCTGGAGATAACACCATTGCTATGGATGGTTTTTCAACAACCACTGGTGCATTAAAAGCTGGAGATAGAATTAAATTTGCTAATCACTCTAAGGTTTACATGGTAACGGATGATGCCAATGCTTCTGGTGGTGCTGCAACAATAAGCATATCGCCAAATTTAGTGGCCGCACTTGCAGACAATGAAGCCGTTACTGTTAACAAGCCTAGTTACACTGTTTATCTTGCCAACAATGAAATCATGTATGTTACAGATGCCAGTGGCTTTTACAGCATTTCATTTGATGTGCGAGAGGTCATTACCTAATGCCAAGAAGTTTATCTACAGCTTTACAAAACCAGGTATCAGCAACTGCAACCAAAACAGCTTTTTTAGTTGAGTTAAATTTATCAACAGTAATTAGGCTGACAGATTGGTACACGAATGTTACTTATGATTCAAATTCTTATGAGGCTGGTGGATCTTTTTTAACAGTAGATTCAACAACTGAAACAGGTCAGCTGCAAGTAAATGAAATTAATATTGGTTTTTCAAATATTACAGATCAAGTTAGATCCCTGGTGCAAAGCGGAGCATTCACAGATAAAACAGTTGAGGTTTATTTGGCTTACTTTGATTCTAATGAAGCTATTGTTGGAGCAATAAACTTTTTTACAGGCCAAATAAGAAATGTCTCTATTAATGAATCTATAGAAAATTCAACTTTAAATATGATTGTTGCAAGTCATTGGTCTAATTGGAATTTAACTAAAGGCAGGCATTACTCCGATGAATCGCAACAATCTTTTAGTTCTGGTGATAGAGGCATGGAATTTGCTGGCCAGGTTAAAGAAGATGTTAGGTGGGGTATGTAATGTCATTCTTTACTGCTGTTGGTGAATTTTTTAAAGCTGCTTTCCATGCCTTCATGGAAGCCAAGCTAATAACACAAATTCAAATAACTTTGACAGCTGCAACCCTGGCTGTTGGGGTAAAAGGTTTTATGCAAGCAAGAAATATGTTGGCCAAGGGCCAGGACATACTTGCTAACAAAACCTCTATGGGCGGAAAGATAGGCATCATCTACGGAACAAGAAGGGTGGGTGCACAAATTATTTACATGGATGTAAATGCAAACGATTCCAGAGATATGTATGTTGTTTATGCTTTATCAGTTGGCGAATGTGATGAGATATTAGGCAGAACCATAGAATTAGACGGCAACCCATTAACCGATTCAGCAAGATTCCATGATGGCGGTTATATAGGATCAGATAAAATATCTTCTGGCTCTGGATCTCTGAATACAGTTTCACAAAATGGAACAAATAGCTTAAATCTTGCTGGTGGCACTTTTGGAACAGATCCAACAGCAAAATATAGATATGTAATGAATTTACATCATGGGGCCGCATCGCAAACAGCAGATCCTATGTTAGTTGCATCCATGTCTAACTGGACTTCAGCACATAGGCTAGATGGTATCTGTTACATAGCGGCCCATTATGGTTATGACAAAGAAGGAATGTGGCGAGGGGTGCCACAGCTAACAGTACAAGTAAGAGGAAAAAAGGTTTTTGATCCCAGAGATAACACTCAAACTTTTGGCAATGTTTCTACTTACAAACATTCAGACAATCCAGCCTTATGCTTCCTGGATTACATTGTTAACGATGAGTTTGGAAAGGGCCTCACATCTAGCCAAATTAATATGTCAACTTTTACATCAGCTGCAAATGTTTGTGATACTTTAGTAGATCAGCCTTACTTTAATGGATCTGCTAAAAATACAACTTTTACAGCTTCCTCTGGAAATGATTTTCTTGCCATTGATGGTACTTTTGCTAACAGTAATTGGTTTCAAAATAAAATAGGCGAAGTTTTAAGCATATATGATTCAGATGGAAATGGAATTATTACCGAGGCTGAAATTAAAGAAGTGCATAGAGATCAATTTTTTGACGAAAGTGCACAATATTTGGTTTATATAAATGAATTGTTTGCTCAATCATATGCAGCTGAAGAAGGAACATCTTTAGCTAAGGTTAAAAGATTTCATTGCAATGGATTCATAGATGCAAACAAGAATGTCATGGAAAATGCCAAAGAACTCCTGGCAAATATGCGAGGCATTTTTTTATACATAGATGGCAAATATGAATTATCTATAGAAGATACAGGCTCATCAACATTTAGCATTACTGATAATCATATTATTGCTGAATCTGGTATATCTGTTGACTATGGCAACAAAGACAAAAAGGCCAACAAAGTTATAGTTGAGTTTTTTAATGCCAATAAAAAATACGAATTAGACACAGCAACAGTTCTACATGATGCTTCACCATA